GGATACGGCACAAGCACGATTTCGTTCACTGGGCCTATTTCTGCATCTGGATCAAGCACAAGACAGCGAAGAAACGGGTGCGTTTCGTGCTGAACCTTCCCCAGCTGATAGTGCTGGCGATGTGCGAGAGGATGAGGGCGCAGGGCCTACCGATATCGCTCATCATACTGAAGGCCCGCCAGTGGGGCGGCTCGACCTTCTGCTTCTTCTACCAATGCTGGCTCCTGTTCAAGTGGAACGAGTTCCACGCCTTCGCCATAGCCGCGCATGTGTCGTCAGCGTCCGAGACCATCCTCGCCATGCTCAAGCGGAGCATCGAGGACTATCCGGCATGGGACCTGGGCCTGCCCGACGGGACGGAGCTGCGGCTGGTGGCGACGGACAGCGCGGGACACGAATACGCCATCAGGGACCAGAACAACAGGCAGGTGCTGGAGGGACATATCTTCATCGGTTCCGCGGAGAAGCCGAACACGCTCCGATCCAAGGACATCGCCGGTGCGCACTACTCCGAGGTGGGCCTGTGGCCGAACACGCCGAACAAGCAGGCCGACGACATCATAGCGGACATCGAGGGCGGCATGACCGACGACGAGGATTCGATGCGCGTGATGGAATCCACGGCCAAGTCCTCCGACGACTACTTCGCCGAAACATGGAGGTCGTGCGACGACGGGAAGGGCGGCTACGAGCAGGTTTTCGTCCCGTCCAGGGACATCATCTTCGACAACAGGAAGATAGACGACCTGCGCGAGTTCGTGGACTGGCTCGTCTCCCACAAGGACGAGGACGCGCCAAACGGCAAGTGGCGCGACACGGGCAAATACTACTGGTGGCTGTGGGAGCTCGGCTCGACGCTGGAGCACATCAACTGGTATCGCTACCGCCGTCTGCGCCTCTCTTTCGCGAAGATGTGCAACGAGGCACCGGAGACACCTGCTCAGGCGTTCTTCACCGCCGGCAACCATGTGTTCGACCCGTTCCTCGTCCACGAGAAGTCCATGCGATGCAGGGAGCCTGCCTTCGTGGGCGACCTCGTCGCCGAGGGGGAGAAGGGTCAGGACGCATTGAAGGACATACGCTTCATACCGAACTCCACGGGGAACCTCCGCATCTGGGAGAAACCCGACGATTCGCCCGTCAGCAACCGATACATAGTGATCCTCGACCCCAGGAGGGGCGCGAGCGACGGAGCGGACCCCGCGTGCATCACGGTCATAGACCGGCTCCTGATGATGGAGGACTTCGGCCTGAACGGAAAGCCTGGGGTGGTCGCGGAGATGAACTACAAGGCCGACCCCGACACGCAGGCTTACGATGCCATGCGCGTCGCCAGGTGGTACAACGACGCGCTTCTCGTCATCGAATCCAACACGATGGAATCCATGAACGCGGAGCGCAACAACGGCATAGACCCGTTCGAGTACATCCTCGACATCGTTTCGGGCATCTACACGCACCTGTACATGCGCCACAACGGGGAGGAAAACATAAAGGACAGGACGGGGCAGAAATGGGGGTTCCACACCAACCCCAGCACGAAGCCGAAGATCATCAACTTCATGAAGGAGTGCCTGCGCGACGACCTGTGGGACGAGCCTTCCGACCTGTGCTGCGCCCAGATGGCATCCTACATGGAGGACCACGGCAAGACCGACGCGGAGCACGGCAAGCACGACGACGCTGTGATGTCGCGTGCCATCGGCCTGTGGGTGTGCTACAAGGAGATGCCGGCTCCCTCATGGATAAGGAAGAACCAGCCGGAGGACGAAACCGTCATACACGGGGACGACCTCGGCCTTACGAGACTATAACCAAAGACAAGCATATCATGAACACATTCAAGAGAATTTTCCGCTGGCCGGCCATGCTTTTCGTCACGCTCTATGCCCGGCTCGTATTCAGGCAGGGCGTGGAGGCCGCGGAGAGACGGCACCTTAAGGAGGGGAGCACCATCTACCTCGCGTCCAAGACCTTCCACCCAGACAGGCTGGTCACATACAGCAAGGCCCAGTTCAAGATGCAGAAAAGGGCCTTCGGCGTGGCCGCGCGTCTCCTGACGATGAACACGCTAAAGAGCGGATGCTACTACCACACCGCGGACCGGTTCGGCAACAACGGCCTTTCCTCCCGCGACAGGACGATACGAAGGAAGGCGTTCGTAAGGGAACGCCTTCGCCTCGCCGGTCTTGTAAGATAGGCTTTCGGTATTGGATAGATGATTTATGAAGATGGCACGGGAGAGGCAGGAGCCGGTGCCCCAGGCTGGAGTGCCGCTTCCGGCGCGGCCCCCACGGGAACACCGTTCTGCTCCGCTGATTCGATTTCGGCCTGACGAGCCTGCCGTTTCTGCAGAATCTTGTCCACATACGGCTTGCTGCTGGCCTCCAGGTATTCCTCGAAGGTGATGAAACCCGATTCCAGGAACATGAGAAGGTCCTGCTCCTGCATTTCCCGGAAGACGGGCGTGTCCGCGCTCTCCTTGATGCGCAGGTCGTATTCGAGGTCGCCGACCTCGTTGAGGTTGAGCTTGTTCGTGTCGAAGATGCGGTCTATCTGCCCCGCGATCTTCTCGAACCGGTCCGCGTCGTAGAACATGCAGATGTTCTTCATCTTCTTGTTGAGCACGGACAGGACGAAGTTGTGGAACTGCTCCATGAGGGCGGCGATGGGCGTGGACGCGTTCGCGCTCATCTGGGCGTACAGGGTTCCCGAGGTGCCGGAGTTCGGGGTCTTGCCCTGCAGGGCACCATTGACGGGGGAGCCTGCGTCCATGAGGCGCGAATAGGTGGCGAGCAGTCCGCTCACATCGAAGGTCTGCGCCACTCCGTTGAACTGCTTCGGCATCAGTCCCTCCTGTCCGGGTTCGAGGTCCACATACACGATGTCGTCGATGCTGGCCCAGGCACGCGCGAACTCAATCTCCGTGAGCTTGTCGCCCAGGAGCTTGCGCGGCACGACCGTCACGCCCTTCGCCTGCGCACGGACGAGCCAGTCGTGCAGGACGACCGCGCGGTTCATGGCGATATTGTGGTCGATGGCGTCGTTCATGTAGCCGACGATCCTGCCGTCGAGATAGGAGAAGATGCAGAAGTTGAACGGGTGCGAGCGGTCCGCGTAGGGGGATTCCCCTTCCCAGAGGATGGTCCCGTCGGGAGCGAGGAAACGGCAGTACCAGTATGTATCTACGAAGAATCCGTTGCGCTCCGTCTCGTCCTTGCCGTAGCCGTCGCCGACGATGTAAGGCACATCGTTCTCGTCCCAGCCGGACTGGACGGCCAGTTTCCTGCGCCGCTCGTTCTCGGCCTTCACCTGCCTGCGGTACTCCTTGTCGTCGGCCTCGATGATTTCCTCGGTGCCGGCGTTGGTGTCGTGCAGCCGTATCATCGCCCTGGTCTCCTTCGTCCACACCTCGCACACGAAGCACTTGGTGGGGTCGGACGAGCGCATGAACAGGATTTCGTCGTCCTCGAAACGCTCCGTGAACTCGCGCGATTCTTCCTCCTTGAAGGGGACGGACTGGTTCGCGTAGATGTCCTTCAGGACGGCATAGTCCGACGGCCTGCGGGCGAACTGGGCGCAGATGTCCTCGAACGAGCCGTAGAAATACCGACCGACGATGGAGAAGTCCCAGAAACGGGGGTCCACCCCGTCCCCGTCGAAGAACACATGATTCGGGTTGATGTACTGCGTCCAGGAATCCAGCCTGCGGTTCGGTCCGTGCCTGTCGTCGTAGGATTCGTAGGAGGCGGCGAGGCCGCCGATGCAGAGCTCGCGGAGCCACTTCATGTAGAGCTCCGGCATGATGTTCTTGTCGCAGTTGGCCTGCAGCGCCTCCGTGACGATCTCGCCATACGGCTGCTCGTCGCGGTCGATGGCGTGGCAGACGGGTTCGTTCTTCTCCTTCACCATCACGCCGGCGATGGTATCGACGCGGTTCTTTATCTGGTTGGTCTGGATTACGACATTGCCGGTGGACATGAGGTACTGGCGGTAGGTCATGGACTTGCCGTTCACGGTGATCGTGTCGGCCCACTGGTCCCCGTCGTAGAAACGATGCGCCCTCGCCCGTTGCTGACGGAACTCGTCGAGGTTCTGCCATACCGTCTCGCATCGTTTGAGCATGGCGACATCCTTACCCTTGACGCGCAGCTCCTTCTTGCGGACGCGCACGGAATCCATCTCGGCGGTCGTCGCGTTTCGTCTTATGAGTCGTTCGGCCTTGAACATAGAGAAAAGTTCACTTTATGTTGCGAATCTCATAAATAGGACTTCCTTTCTTGGTCTATCTTTCCCAACCGCAGGCCGTCAGAAGCTGTACCCGAAGGTGATGCCGCCTCCGAGATACGGCTGCCACCCTTTCGGTGTCAGTCCGAACCCGGCCTGCGGTCCGACGGTGAGCGACCAGCGCTTGCGGTACGGGACGCTGATGAAGGTCTCCCTCTGCCGGACCCACATATCGACGAGTTCCGGCTGGAATCCCCGAATCGTGGCGCGGTAGTCCTCGCCCGTGTAGGTCCTTTCCTCCATGGGGACCTCGACGAGGACGGAATCGCGCACCGCCGTCGTGTCGTGTACGGCGGTCGTGTCGTGCACGGGCAGGAGATACAGCTTCGGGAGGACGGGTTTCGCGACGGGTTCCGCGATCGGAGCCGCCACCCACCTGGTGACGGTCACGGTGTCAGGCTTGCCTGCCGGGACGGACGCGGACCCGTGGCCGACGCGCCAGCCTGCCCAGTACCCCACCGCCGCCATGACGACGGCAAGGAGGACGGACCATGCGACGAGTATGTATCCGGCTTTCCTATTCATTGTCGTCACGCTCCACATTTCCGAGCCTGTCGGCCCATTTCTCGGTGAAGAAGGAATAGTAGCTAACTCCCCTGCCATTGTTCCACCACGCCGCCCATAGGAGGGAAGGAAGGCCGATTACAAGGAGGTAGAGCGGCCCGAGGTACTGGGACTGGAGCGAGTGACCGAGTTCGTGTTCCTCGGTCCGTCCGGTGTAGTCCTTGTATTTGTCGCTTACGATGATGTACCGCCCCAGGGAGATACCGCCGCGCATCCTGCTGGCATAGTAGAGGGCGTGGCCGTCGAACTCGAAACATCCCTCCGGCTGGATAAAGAGCACGAAAAGGATGCCGACGATGTTCTGCGGAAGCTGCCAGATGTAAAGGAGTATTTCGATGAGTTTCTTCATTTCCATAAAAGAAACGGGGAGATTTCACAACCGCCCCGTTCACACAACATTCTTAAACCTAAAACAAAAAACACTAATCGCGATTATGGTATGCAACCGTTCATTTCACTACGAGGTTCTTGGTCTCACACCTCTGCGAGCCGGTGGACGAATACAGGCCGACATGGACCCACTTCGTCCTGCCGCTGGTCTCGAAAAGGACCTGGTCGAACTTGATCCTGTTCCTGACGAGCCAGTCTTTGACGAACTTGCCGAACTCGTCTATCTTCCCGTTGGCCGGCTGGAGGTCTGCCGCGTACCCCTGCCTGTGCGCGGAGGTGGAAACGCCTCCGACGGCCTTGTTCAGGGCGTCGCACCGGTAGCCGGACGAGCAGTTTATCGGACTGCCCCACGCGATGCGCAGGGGTTCCAGTATCTTCTCCGTGAGCTCCGACAGGTGCGCGACGATGGTGAACGAAGGGAAGTTGTCAATCTTCTTCTTCGTCGCCACATCGGAGGCGCAGAGCTCTTTCAGCGAGAAATACTTGAAGTCTGCCATAGTTTAACCGTTCAACTTATGCTCCAGTCTATCGACTTTCTCCTTGAGCGCCTGGTTTTCGTACTCCAGCTGGGTGACGCGCCTGTCGCTGTCCATCTTCTCCTTCGTCACCTTGAGCAGTTCCGTCCGGACGGCGCTCAGTTCCTCGCCCTGCTGCTTGTAGAGCGATTCCATGTCGTTAATCTGCTTCTGCAGGGAATCAAACCGCGCGTCCTTTGCCTCGATCGCGGCCTGTTCCGCCCTGGCCCAATACTCCTTCTTCGTGTAGCGGAAAAAGATAAACTGGAAGATGTTCAGTCCTCCGAAAAGGGCGGCAAGTATGCCGAGAAGCGTTTCGTTCATATTGAGCAGGTTTTAGTTTTCTAACACTAAATTATTGACCGCAATCCGTCCTCATGGTCTATCTTTCCCAACTATCGCAGTTTTGTAGCGTATCTGGATTCATAGTCCACATCGACCCAGGATATGCGCTCCGTCGGGGCGAGGGACGCGCGGATGAACAGGCGGAACGCCTTGTATGACCCTCCGCGGAGGGACGGAAGGAGCTTCCAGTGCATGCCGTCCATGGTGCCGAGAAGTAGATACTGCACATCGTTCCGGTTGAACCTTCCGCGGATGCGGATGCTCCTGATGGCCTTGCGCACATCGGGTTCGTCGAGGTCGAAGGACCGCGTGATGATGACGCAGGAGCGTATCTTGGTCGTGTCGGTGTCGGTGAGATAGGCAGCGTTGTCTATCACCGTGTCGAACCTGTAAAGGCCGTCGCCGATGGAGACGAGGCAGTCGGGGTAGCTGTTCAGCACGACGACCGCACCGGAGGCCGTGGCCATCTTGTGCCAGGTCTCCGTCTCGAACATGTACACATACTGGTACGCCTTCGTCGCGTTGAAGAAGATGAGCCGCCTGCCAGTGTAGTCAAAGGCTATATGGCAGCTGGCCATGAACGACATGAACGGGGTGCTGTCCGCGACGAATCCGGAACAGGCTGACGGAACCTTGTCGCTGAGGGCCGTGTCGAGGACATACTGCCAGCCGACCATGTTCTTCGATATGTCCGTGATCTCCATGCCCTGCAGGAGCATGACACCCTTCTTCGTCACGAAGAAGATGCCCTGCTCGACGGCCACCAGCGCGGTCTTCGACAGGAGGACATCGCGGCTGACGACCGATATGGCCCCGAAGCCTCCGTCGTCCCTGATGGCAGGGGACACGATGCCCTCGTCCGTGAACACATACAGGGCGAACTGGCCCACCTGCCCCTGAGAGAGCGGATGCGTGATGGCCGCCATGCTGATCACCTTCCCGTCGAAGGACACGATGTCCGTCGTGTCGAACACGAACGGGTTCTCGAACTTGGATATCAGGAGGCTGTTGTCATAGGCGTAGGTGGCCTTCTCCGTCGCAGGCGTGTCGCTGGTGGACGCGAACGACGGAGCCGTGCCGAACCCGAAGAAGGCGTAGGCGATGTCGAGCTCCGCGCTCGGATTCATGGGCAGCGACACCTTGGTCGTTGCATTCCCTGAAGTCTTGAATATGTCCACAAGATAGCATCTTGCATCCGGATACGACACCCATGCGCACAGGCTCTCGGCCCTGGTCGTGCTCGAATCCACCACGAGGGCCGAGCTGGTCCGCGAGGATATCGCCTCGGTTCCGGACACATTCCTTGAACGGACGATGCACTCGCCGTTGCTGCCCCTGATGTGATAGACGAACACATAGCTGGCTCCGGAGGCGGTGCCGCCCCACTTCACGGACGGGAGGAAGGCGTACCCGTGGAAAAGCTCCTGCGATGCCTGCCCCAGCATGAGACGCTTGTTATAGGTGAAAAGGTCCAGCGCCTTTGTCATGTGCATACTGCCTGGCGTCTCCTTAAGGGCCTCCTGCGTCAGGAGCCAGTCGGACGAGAGGTTGATGTCGTCAAGCAGTACATCGCCGGACAGGGCCTTCAGCTCATCCACGGTGAACGACTTGACGAGGTAGGTCGTCTGGTACATCTTGACCAGTTCCTCCTGGCGGTCCTCCATGTAGTATGGATCAAGACTGAAATTGTCGAAGTAGAATTGACGGCACATCATATCGCGCCCCTGCGCATCCTCGACAAGCTCGTCCACATACTCCTGAGCGAAAGTCGAGCGGAATTTCGCCGCGTTCCGAAGGACCGGATACATCTGCGGCGAAACGAATATATCCACTCCCTCGACGATATCCTTCCAGTCGTCGAATATCGTGCTTGCGCTCACCCTGTTCAAATATACGGAAAAGGCTTCCGCAACATCCACATAATGGCGTGCGGTCGCCAGTTTCGGCGTATCGGTGATATCGTTATAGTGCCACACCAGGAATAATGTCCTGATGTCAATGAACTTGCTGATGTCGCCGCCCAGCAAGACGGGAATGGACTGGGCGTACACCGTTCCGTCGTAGAGCCGGACCGCATAGCGGACGAACATCGGGAACACGGCCTTGCCGTACTGCGTCTGTTCGTGAAGGTACTTGTCTATGTCGCCCCATAGCCTGTCAAGCATCACATTCCAGTATCCCTCGTCATCGCTGGAGCCGAAGACATACCGGACGGCCTCCTTGCCATAATTTGCGGTCTCCCCTACCGTCGAATGCGGAACGGACGGGACGGGGATTTCCCAGTTGGAGTAGAAAACCGAACAGACGGAATAGCTATCTTCCAGGTCGGGGTCGGTGAAATCCATCTCGGCCGCCTCCGCGTTCACCCTCATCTTCGTCATGTTTCCGATGCGGAAGGAGAGCTGCGGTATCGGAATCTGGTTTCCGATGAACTTGTATTCCGTTCCGGTCCAGAGGGCATAGTACAGCTTCTCGCTGGATGCGACAATAAGCGTGTTGCCGACGGACTTGATGTCGGACAGGGTCTCGCCGGTGCCGAGCGTGAGGATGGTGGACGGACCGCCCGTGTACATGTACTCCACGGCCTGTCCGTCGATGCCTATCATGTGCTCGTAGCTCCCCCACTTGTGGATGAAGATGAACTTGTCCGGCTCGTCGCCCGTGTCGCAGTAGCTGGCGGTCACATTCTGCGGTGCCTGCGTCGGCGCGAGCTCCCCTTCTTCGAGGTGGACATTGAGGCTTTCCGCGCACCCTCCGTCCGCGTTCATGCGGTCGGAGGGCCTGCGGGAGATTCCACGGAGTTGTATTCTCTTGATAGGCATGGTTACTTGATGTTAGATATTTCCTGAATCATTTCCTTTCGGACCGCATCCTGCTCCTTCATGAGGGCCTTGCGGTCCTTCCTGTCGGTCGTCACCTTCAGCTCGTCGTTGAAGTAGTTGAGCAGCGAGCGGTAGGAATCGTAGATGTTCATGATCTCGTAGTCCTCGCTCTCGAAGATGCGGTCGAGCTTGTCGCCGTCGCCGTTCTTCCGGTAGGTGTTGATGAGCTTCTTCGTATGCTCGGCCTCGGCCTTGTAGTAGTCGAACAGCTCCGTGGTGTGCACATTGCGGTAGCGCTCGTCGTTCACGGTGAGGATACGGGACAGGAACGGAGTGTTGCGGACGGAGAAGTCCTCGCCCAGGGCCTGTCCGACGGTGCCGCGGTAGAACTTGCCCAGCGTCGTGCCTGCACCGCCCGTCGCGCCCTGGAGGATATGCTCGACGGCGGCAGGGTTGATGTTCAGCCAGCCAGCGTCGGCGTAGTCGCCTCCGGAGAGCCAGTTGGCGAACTGGGACAGGAGGACATACACCCTGCCCGTTCCCTGGTAGGCCGTCTGGAATTTCGGAGTGCGTTTGCGTTCCTCGTCGGACAGGTAGCGGAGGTCGTTGAAAATCTTGGACCCCTTGTAGTCCCTGTTCAGGGCCACCTCGACGACGGGGACGACCGCGGACGGGGCGAGCGCGGAGATGCCGCCGGCAGGATTGAGCGGGGCGATATCCGACGCGGATGCCAGCACCTCGGTAAGGATGCTCCGATGCGGCTCACGGCCCATGGCGTGATTGACGATCATGTCGCCCATGGCGTAGAACACGCGGGCCTCCTGCGGAAGCGCCCACTTGAAGTAAGTGCCGCCACCGCCCAGCAGGAGGTTGTTCCTGCGCTCATAGTCGGGGATGTCGAGATAATCATCATCGTCGTCCAGCATCGCATGGAGAAGGGCCTGCACCACACCGAGGGCGAGGTATCCTGCGGTCCAGAGTCCCATCTTGGACTTGTTCTTCCTGAACAGGCGGTACATGGCGTTCAGACCCTGCGTAGATGCGTTGAAGAACATGATGAACCGACGGCCATAGACGGGGAGCCAGGACGCACCCACGACGAAGGCTTTCTGCAGGGGCGTGAGCTTCTTGCCGTCCTTCGTCCGCAGTCTGCCGGCCTCCTTGAACGAGATCGCCTTGCCGCTGCCCTTGCGGTTGAAGTTCACCGTGAGTTCCTTCGCGTCGTTCACGGATTCCTTGATGTCCTTACCGCCCTCGCGGGAGGTCATGTAGGCCGCGAAACGGGTCATCTGCTCGATTGCCTCACCAAAAGCCTGCACTTTCTCGAACGCACCCTTGACGGCCTGCATCGCCTTCTTCTGGTCGCCCGTGTACTTGCGCAGTTCCAGCTCCCATTCCTCGTTGTTCTTCAAGGTGGTGTAGCCGGTGACGCCGCCGTTCTCGACGAACTCCTTATAGAGGCGGTCCAGCCGCCCGTCGCCCAGCTCTCCCCTGTCGAGTTTCTTCTTCAAGGAATACGCACCGCCCTTCGCGCCAGGCGTGAGGGTGCGGAGCAGCAGGGAGCCGAAGTTCTTGCGGAAAGCCTCATTGTATTCGCCGTCCTCCTTCACATTGACGGACATGAGGGCGAACAGGGCATCCCTCTGGGCGTTGGAAAGCCAGAACTCCGGATTATAGCTGGTGTTGATGCCGGAGAACCAGCGGAGAATCTTGCCGAACACCTTCTGATAGTCCGTACTCATCTCCACATTCAGCTCGTTGTTGATGGCCTGTGCAGCGCGGGGATTTCCGTTGATATACATCATCATGTCACGGCCACCAACCTTGAACTTGATTACATGGGAGGTCTTCTGGCTGTCGTCGATATGGATCACGCTGCCCTTGAGGTTGAGCCTGCGACCGCCCTTGAAGGCGAATCCGGCCTTGGCCTCGTCCTGCATCTGCTTCTCCCAGTCCTCATAGGCCCTCTTTGCGTCCTCACCGCTCAAATCCTCCTTGAACGGAGGATAGACGGGCGTGAAGATGCGACGACCGAACTCGTCCACGCCTGTATTCTTGTACCATACCTCGGAAATCGTAACGAGGTCGTTGTCGGCCCTGTTGGATACGAAGTAGTACAGGGCCAGCTTGGTCTCGTTCTTCATGTCGGCGGCGATACCGCTGGAGGCCATGGAGCCGATATAACCGAACGGGGATTCGGCCTCGGTCTTACGGCCCTTCGCTTTCAGGAGCGGAGGCGTGAAGTCGTTGCGCTGGTCGGACTGGTAGTAGTCGTACATGTCCTCGGCGGTGTTGTCAGCGAATCCGCGCAGGGGAACATAGTATTTGAACATACCGCTGACCGCGTTGTACTGCTCACGGCTCATCATGTTCGCGTCGTACTGGTGTTTGAGGGTGTGCTTGGTCGCGCCGTTGATGCGCTTCCACAGCTCCTTCACGGCCTCGTCGTGGC